CCACTGCGCGAGAACGGCCAAGCTGGCTGGGTTCGGCAAGGGCGCTTGGAGATGGGGAATCTGTCGTTGATCCCCCCAATCTTGATCTTCGACCAGGTCACCTACTCCGACGGGGAGATCAGGTATGCGCGCCACTGGCAGGGGATAGTTGCCTTTGGAAAGGTCAGAACCACATCCTCACACACCAATCTGAAGAAAATAAACGATTGACGCTCAAGTTGGAATCCGCGTAGGTTTTACCGCACCTGCATCGCTCCGTTTGAGGGAGGGTGACGGGCTTTCAAAGCCCCCCTTCCTATGAAACTCGACGAAGTCACAGCTCCCAGCTGGCAACAGAACCCCGATGGTTCTGAGACATTCGAGTTTTTCGTCCCGGTCGAGCGCATCGAGAAGTCCGAGAAGGACAAGAACGGCAAGCGCACCATTCAGGGTGTTGCGTCCACTGACGACCGGGACCTTCAGGGTGAAATCGTCCGCCAAGGTGGCATCGATTACGCGTACTTCCTGAAGTACGGGTACATCAACGACGACCATAAGGACGGGCCCGAACACAAGGTGGGCGAGCCCATCGAGGCACGGATCACCCCCGCCGGCCTGTGGATGAAGGGGTTCCTGTACAAGGGCAAGGAGCGCGCCGAGTACTGGTGGGACCACATCAATGCGTTGGCGACGAATGATTCGTCCCGCAAGGTTGGGTTTTCGATCCAAGGCAAGGTGATCCGCCGCGAAGGCAACACCATCGCCAAGTGCTGGCTGCAGGACGTGGCAATCACCGCCAGCCCGGTCAACACGTCGACCTGGGCCGAGATCGCCAAGTCGCTGTCGAAAGAGAAGTGGTGCCTGCACCCCTGGCAGGACGTCTGCGTTGGCGGGTGCTGCACCTGCGGGCCCGCAATCAAGAGCGTGAAGCTGCCCGACGGCTCCGGCTTCTTCACCGCCACGGTCGGCGACAAGAAGAAGGACGACAAGGAGGATGAGGAAAAGGCCCTCTCCGCGTCGGGCATGGGTCGAATCCTCACGCCGCAGTCCCTTGAGGGCAGCGCGAAGGTGCAGACGTACAAGTCGAATCGCATCTCGTATCGGGATGCTGTCGAGCACATCCGCAAAACGCGGAAGTGCAGCAAGCCGGTGGCTTTGGCGCTTGCCGATGCCATTTTCGCAACAGCAGGGACTTCGTAGGAGGAAATCATGGGCACCATGAACCGCGACGACTTCCAGGCTGCCCTGGGTCGGCTGGACGCGCTTTCGAAGGGGCAACTCTTCCACACGGCGTCCGACTCGAACCCGGGCACCTGGGCTGGCTCTGGTCAGGAAGACCAGAACGAGCATGAGGACGGAATCGACGAGAACGGGACGGACTACAACGGTGTGAAGAAGTCGCTGGCGATGAAGGTCGCCAAGTCGAAGGCTCTCACCCCGGGTGAAGTCGCCATTGCCGCGGGCAACAAGTCCGGCGCGCGCAAGGCCATCGGCGCCAAGATCACCAAGGGTCAGAAGCTGACCCAGGCCGAATCGTGGGCCCTCAAGAAGGGTTTCCCCTTCGGCAAGGATGACGAGGACGGCGACGAGGACGAGAAGAAGTCCGTTGCCAAGGGCAGCGACGGCCCCAAGAAGGCCGGCACCCCGGGTGAAACCGAGCTGCCGACCAAGGTCCCCGATTCGCACGCCGGTGATGCCGACGAGCCGATCGAGCCGGACGCCAAGAAGTCGCTGGCAGGCGCGATCGGGCAGACCGACCACCTCCGCAAGGGCATCGAGATGTCCCCCATCCTGGCCGAGTTCGCTCGCGCCATGGGTGTGGCCCTCGAAGGTGTCGAGGCACGCACCGCGCAGCGCGTTTCCAAGGCGCTGACCGATGCGATCGCCCCGTTGGTGGGTCGCGTGGACGCGATCGAGAAGTCGTTCGGCGGGTTCGCCAACCAGCAGACCGACTTCTCCAAGGGCTTCGCGGAAGCCATGGTCGGCATCGGACAGCAGCTGGCAGGCTCGGCCGAAGTGGCCAGCGCCGCAGCCACGGGCCCGGTGGGCGGTCCCAAGTCGCACCTCCGTGCGATCCCAGGCGGACAAGGCCAGGCGCCCGGTGGCGTGCAGGCGGTCCAGAAGTCGTTCGGCCCCGGTGGCCTGGACGTCAGCGGTGAGGCGTTCGCCAAGTCGCAGATCACGGACGCGATGATCGAGTTGGTCAAGGGCGGCAAGCTCAACCACCTCGACGTCATCAAGTTCGAGTCGTCCGGGGAAATGAACCCGGCCGTTCAAAACCTCGTTGTCGGTGCCCTCCGGGCCGGCGGCGCCCGCTAACCCCGCAACGGACAAAGGAGCACACACCATGGTCGGTTTGTCGCACTACAGCCCGTACGCAGCGGGGACCCTCAACGGCTTCGGCCTCGACAATCCTGGCAACGTCCAGGACTTGGCGAAGGCGCTCGAAGCTGGCTACCAGATCACGAACCAAACGGGCGGCTCCTCGCTCCGGGTGGAGTCGTTGGAAGGCAGCCTGAAGGTCCTCACGTACACGGCTCACCACATCAAGATGTGGAAGAAGATCCCGAAGTCGCCCGCCTACTCGACGGTCGAAGAGTACAACCAGCTGATCGACTACGGCTCGGACGCCTTCGCGTTCGTTGCCGAAGGCGAGCTGCCGCCAACGCAGGACACGAGCTACGCTCGGCGCACCTCGCTGGTGAAATTCATCGGGACGACCCGTGAGGTCACCCACCCGATGACGGTGGTCCACCCGGCGCACGGGGATGTCATCGCTCTGGAAAACCAGAACGGCATCCTCTGGCTGCTGGAGCGGATCGAGAACTCGCTCTTCAAGGGCGACGCCTCCTTGTCGTTCGACGGCGAGTCCGAGCAGTGGGATGGTCTCGATGCCCTGATCGATCCGACCTCGTTCATCGACCTGGAGGGCCAGCCCCTGCAGGAAGCCGATGTCGAGGAAGGCGCGAACCAGCTGGTCGAGAACTTCGCCTACCCGACCGACATGTGGCTTGGAACCCGTGTCGCCTCGGACCTGGTGAAGACCTTCTACCCGAAGGAGCGCATCCAGCTGCCCGCGCCGCAAAACGGCATGGTCGGCTTGTCGGTCAACTCGATCATGACCCAGGCGGGCGTGATGGAGCTGAACCCGAACGTGTTCCTGAAGCGCCTGCCGTCGCCCCCCACGGGCGCCACGTCGGCGAACGCCCCCGCCACCCCGGCATCGATCGCTTCGGCGACCGGTTCGGGCACGGACGGCGACTTCAACAAGGGCGCCCCGGCCGGGACCAACAACTACGCCTACGCCGTCACCGCCGCCAACCGCTTCGGCGAGTCGGCACCGGTGCTCATCGCGGGCAACGGCCAGGACATCACCCAGTCCCAGAAGAACGCGCTGAACCACATCGCGTTGACCATCACCAACCCGGGCTCGATCGGCGCCTTCCCGCCCGAGTACTTCCGGGTCTACCGGACGCGCCCCCAGGCGTCCGCCACTGCACACCCCACCGACCTGAGCCAGTACTCGCTGGTTCTCCAGGTCCCGGCCTCCTCGCAAGCAGCCGCAGGCACCACCGTCGTCAACGACGTGAACTTCCTGCTGCCGTTCACTGAGATCGCCTACATGGGTGAGATGACCCCCAGCGTCCTGACCTTCCGTCAGCTCCTGCCGATGCTGCGCATGGACCTCGCGGTCTTGGCGCCCGCATTCCGCTGGATGATCTTGCTGTACGGCACGCCCATCCTCTTCGCTCCGAAGAAGTGGCTGCGGTACATCAACGTCGGCCGCCTGGAGCGCGCAACCGGCTGATTCGCGTGGCAAGCCTGACCTTTCAAACTGAAATGTAGGTCAGTCTGGCACCTCCTCAAGCTGGGTGGTGAGCCTGCTTGAGGAGGTGACCCTTGGTCAAAGCCCCCGTTGGGCTTAGAATTCGCCGAGAGAACCATGGATGACGAGCACCTCCGCCGCCGGATGGAGAAGCGCCGGAACGCCAAACCGAAGGGTTTGTTCAACGTCCTCCAGTCACTCGGAACCGCTCAATTCGCGCCCCGCAAAGCCGAACATGTCAG